GGCCTCAATGATCTCGTATACTGTTGGAAGGTCTAGAAGGTCTTCTAGTGATTCCTTATTTTCTGAAAGTTCTGGTTTGTATTGTTTCATTGCGATTTGTACGCAGTCAAGTAATACGTCCATTGACTTGTCGTTATCATCTGCAACAAGTGCTAGATCGCTAAATCGTTTTACAAATGGACGAAGTAGTGAAATCTTTAGTGGTTGAACCTGTAATGTGGTTCCGTCTACTAGTGTAACTGTCTTTCTATTTGCTTTTTCAGCCATTATTCCCCCTGGTTTAGTTAGTTCATTATATCACAAACTAGTCTATTAAACTAGCCAATTTTTTCATAGGTTAGACCCATACCAATTCCAAAACCTTTATTTGCAGCGTTTTGTCCTTGTAATGCAAGTATATCATTAGGATTTTGAGTTGCTCCTTTGCTATATACCCTTGCTTTCATGGCCTCCCACTCATCTTGTTTTCCAGATTGTTTATCTAGATCTACACCTTGCATTGCTGCAAGAAATTTTTTTTCTGCGTAATCTAACTCTCTTTTAACAGATAGAGTTGACGTTATTTCTGGCATAGACATAGATTCTTCTAGTTCTTCATAGTCTTTCCAAATACCAAGCAAAAACGCTTCTGACTCAAGTTTTGCTAAGTCTAGTGTTTCCCAAGTTGATCCACTATCCGTTGCTTGTTTTTTTACTGGCTCTTTAGATTTTTCATTTACCTTAATTCCTGCTGCAATATCTAAAAGGTGATAAATATCTTTTAATGTAAAATTGTCTTCAACTAATTCTTTTGATAATGAAATTTTTGGATAATATTGTTTCATGCATATTCGGGCACACTCAACTAAAGCATCAATTGCTTCATCATCATTTTTTGCTAATTTTACATACTCAAAAGCAACCATAAACTGTCTTAGATATTTTATTTTTAATGGTGTAATAAATAACTCTGTACCATCTATAAGAGTTAAATAATCACTTTGATATACTTCTGTAGCCATTTATATAGTATACCAAACAGAAAGGCCCAACCCCGAAGGATTGAGCCTCTCATATATTAAGTTGTATTACGCTGGTACGTAAGTACGATCTACAATCTTTCCGTATGATGCGTTATCATTTGGAAGAAGGCGGAATGATACTTCGAACATTGTTGCTTCGTCTCTCTTTGCTGCTACTGTAACATTTTCAATTGAAAGTGCACGGTATGCAGTATAGATACGCTCAACAGTAATGGAAGCGTCTCCAGTTCCTGGACCAACTGCTACTAAACCACGCTCAACTGGGACATCTCCGATGTCGCCTGCTGAAAGGTTAAGTGTTGGGTTTGATGCAACTGTTTCTAGATCATCTTCTTTTCCTGCTAATGAAAACAGGAGATTCTCTAGTGTTGCTTCTGCGAATGTAGTATTTAGGTTTACCTGCATGCCTTGCTTAAATAACTTAGCAACGTCAAGTACCTGGTCTACTGCTACCTCGCCGAAATCTGGTTGGAATTGAATTTCCAAACCATTCATTGTATATCCAACATTACGGAAGTCTGCGCTATCTGCAAGGGTATCCTTGTATGAGTCGCCTGTTACGTATGCTGGCATGTCTGCGTCTGCAAGTGCGCCATCTTCATATGTGAAGAGTGCTGCTGCTCCAACGATAATATCGTTTGAACTACCACGTGTATATGCCATATATTTCACCTCTTTTTTCTTTATAGATTAAAGGGCTTGTTTCCTCATCTGTAATTATACAACCCTTTTATACAATACTTGTGTCTTGGTGATACTGAAAATCAATGATTATCTTGTTACCGCCATAGGTACGGGCTGTACCAAAGTCAATAATATCCCTGACCTCTTCAAGTTGATAAACTCTAAATCTGTGAAAAAAGAACTTGCAATCCATCCCGTCAATTGGACCATTTTCTTTTGCCCATTTATTAATTTCTTCGGCTGTCTCATCTTCACGATCCATCAAGCGAAATACTGCTTCTTGAACACGAATCATTTGCTCTGTGACACCCTCTGCTGTTGCGTAAAAATAATAAAGAAGTTGCTCTTGCTTTATGTGTGGAAAAGATGACCTACGCATACGAACAAGTCTATCCCATGTTGCCATAACACCAGCATACGAATATCTTTCATCATTTACTACAATCCATTGTTCGGTTAACTCGTCTATAGATGTTGGCCTAGAAGGAAAAAATGGCATTGGAACTTCTGCTAATTCAATAATTTTTTCCTGAAGATATTTATTAATCCATAAAACTGGAGTATTAAATGTTGATGTTGATTCTGCCATTATGATACAGCCCCTGCATTTGCTACCCAGTCATGACCGATCTTTCTGCCAAGACTTCTTCCACCTCTTTTACTTGCTTTAATATTTTTCTTAAACACTTGTGGTCTCTTAAAGTGATCTTGTAATCCACTTGATCTTAAAAATGATTGCTTGAAATATATTCCAAAAAACTCATCTATAACTTTTTCAAACTGGCCCTTAGTCTGTCCTCCAGGACTATCAACTACGACACCATCTTTAGAATAAAACTCTTCACCATTTATTTCAAACCTAAGTGCATTAGCCTTTTTAGGAAGAATAGTTACAGAAACACCCTTTTCCATTATTGTTGCTTTATCATAAAATGGCACATTAGATCCATCTTTAATAGACGATGACTGCTTTAATGATGTGCTAAATGTTATTCCAAGATTGTTTATTTTATAATCTATGTCAAATAATCTTGCTTTTGGGCTTCCTGACTTACCCCATTCATATATATGATGAAGTAGTTCTGGTGTTACTCTTGCATTTACATCAACATACTGTGAAGCAAGTTCTACAATTTCTGGTCCAAGTCTTTCATAAAGTTTGCGCTTACCTGTTTGAACTCCTTCAAGAAATCCATAAGAATATTTAATAATATTGTCCATGTCTTTAATAAATGCCTTGTCGTCAAATTTTACTCTCATACATCTACCGCCTGATTTTCAGATCTACGTACCACTAAATTGTAATACTCAATGCCACCAAAGGGTCCTACAAATGGTTCTTGTGTTGCAACTTCAAAGATTGTAGATTTTCCTGCTCGTGGTCCTGCTGTTTCTGTATAAATATAATTACAATTTTTATCACGAACGTTTGTTAAAATAATGTTAGTTATTGAATGAGGAGCATCTAAACTTGAAATTCTTATGTCTGTTTTTACTCTACCAATAAGAGTTGTTTTTTGTGTAATATTTACATTTGGCTTTACTTCTTCATTCCCTGCTGTTCCTGCAGCATTAAAATTAGCAGCAATAGTTTTATCTAAAATCCATGTTTTTTTAACATTTCCATATGTGCCTTGCTCAACATTTGGATAATAAATGTCCGCTTGCATTGGAAATATAAAATCTGGCTCTTCGCATATCATTAAATTATCCCTGGCTTTACAATGGTCTTAACATATTTTTCTAGTATTTTATCTACCAAGAAATTGCCAGTACCGTCAAACATTGTTTTGTCAAACTGAATTTTAAATTGATCAGTGTTGTAGGCCGTTACATATCTTTTGTAGTAATCTAACTTTCCACACTTTAAGTCTTCTATTAAAAGTTTTTGTGCATACTCAATGTCTGCTGGAACTGTAATATACCCATAGTCAACAACAAATGTGTAGTCGTATCCTTGAGGAAAGCCAACACCCTCATATCCATAGTATCCAAGATCTCCTCTTCCTATTGGAAGGTTTGGGGCAGTTGATTCGTATCTGTTCATTTGTCCAGCATAAACTTTTTGAATTGCAGTTTTATCTGCTGTAATTACATACTCATATTTATTTGTATCTGGGGTCGATCTGTCATAAACTAGTTCGTTATTCTCATATACTTTAAATACTCTGTAAACTTTTTCCCATAGTGGGAAGTAATCTGAACCATTTCCAGTTCCAACTACTGTTACTTTTTTATTATAAAATCCTTCTGGTACAAATGTGTCAATTATTGATCTTGCAACTAATTCTAATGTTGTGTATTCAGCAATCTCAGATGCAGTTGTTCCTAATGTATTTGGATCTACGTATGGCCTGATTAGTTCATAAAACTCTTCGTAGATTAAAACTTCTGTATTGCTAACAATTTTAAAAAGTTCTACTCTATAATTATTGTCATATCTTCCAGGAAGAGAAATTTCTAAATTATCTCCTGTAGATGAATCTAAAAACTCTATATCTTGTACTGAAAGATCCGCCATATCTGTAACTCTTGCATAGATGTCTACATCGTTATACCCTGATGGTACAACAAAGTTTACTGCAATTGTTTCATATGGCGGAACTCTCAATATTTCCATGAATTACTTCCCGAATTCCTTAGCGACCTCTTCTGGGGTTGCTATGCGAATGTGTGAACGAGTAAGCCATTTTTCTGCTGCATTTTTTTCAACTATATTATAGCCACGGTAAACCTTGCCTACTTCTGACCATGTAACATTTTTTGTTGAGTGAATTGCTACTTTTTCTTTAACTTCAGTAGCCTTTGCACTCTTCTTTTTTGGGGATGCCTTTGGTGCTGTTGTTGCTCCAATAACTCCCTCTTCTACTGCGCCAAGTGCCTGAACTTCTTCAGGTGCCTCATATGCAGGTGCCTCAACTACTGCTTGAACTTCTTCTGCAATTGGAGTTTCTACAATAGGTTCTGCAACTGGCTCTTCAACAACTGGTGTTTCAAAAACTGGTGCTTCATATATTGTTTCTTCTACAATTGGATTTTCATTAATGTTTTCCATAATTCCTCCTTGTTAGTATTATATCATTATAAGTAATAAAGGGGAGTAAGAGCGTTAACTCCTACTCCCCCTAATTTTTACTTTTTACAGATTATGCATCTTCTGCAGCGTCTGCCCATGAGACAGCATCTTGTTCTTCCCATTGAATACCGAAGCGAACAAAGACTGTATATTCTACAGTGTCTTTCTTTGGCTTGTATTCACGGTTAACAGTGATATCTCTTTGGAATCCCCATACACGGTTCTGAGGGAATGTCAAGTCGACATATCCTGCAGGGTAGTATGGAACTTCCTGAACGTCAATTCCTAGAACACGTGTTGTACGTGCTCCACCGAATGTCTGTCCAGCGCCATCAAGGTATGCTTGACGGTTTGCAGCAGTACCTGCTGGACGGTTAGCAAATGCTTCTGCTACTGCGTCTGCAAGTGTACCGTTGTTCTTGATGATTCCTTGGAATGCATCTGTACCTGCGTAGAACTTAAGGTTTGACTTAAGTGCACGGTACTTACGTGGCATTGCAAGAATGATCTTCTGCATTGCGTCTGTTGACCATGTGTTATCTGCAACTGTTACAACTGCTTCATTTGCAAATCCATCAGTCTTAACACGGTTTACGAAACCTTCCATAATTGAAAGGAATGCGTCTGATCCTGTACCTGTTCCGTTGATTGCAAGGTCTTCGATATCATTACCGAAAGCGTTTGTCATCAAGCGTACAATGTGATCTTCTAGTGCTGCACCTTCGATGTTATCTTCTAGTGCTTCTGCAGATACTTCCCAGTCAAGACGAATTTTCTTTGTAGTCAATTCAACCTTTGAGAATGATGCACCTGCGTTTGTGTAGTCGCCAACTGCTTGCGCTGCTGCACGAATTACACGCTCTCCAACGTTTACCTTTTCGAGTTCCATTGTATTGGCTCTCATAGTAACACGACGGCCATCTTGGGCGAGAATGGTAGCATCCCACACGTAGTCAATAAAACGACGTGCTTGCTCTGGACGTAGGATACCTGATCCAGCCTCACCTGAAGGATTTACTGCGTTTGGTCCAGATACTGATCCTGCTAGTGCTGTTGGGATATTACCCAATACACCACCATCAGTATAATTACCTGGTACGTTTGAACCTGCATCTGAACCTGAAGCAAATGCTCCTTGTCCTTGATACAAACCTGGTGTGGTTCCGCCTAGGTTACCTGAAGTACCTGGCTGGTTCTTTTCTATAATTTGTTCCGACATATTGTCACCTCCTGTGATTTTTTCTAAATGAATAGATCGGCTGTTTTGAGGAAACTACCGCCCCATAGGGATTTTTCAACCGTTTCAGGCTGATTCTGTACTATCTCGCCGAGATCGCCAGACTTTCGGAAAGCAGTGTCTTGCTCTACAAGTTCCACACGCTTACCAAATTCGTTAAATGTATTTGTTGCTGCTGCAATATCTTTTGCAACTGCCTCAAATGATTGTCTTGCTGTTTCAACATCTACCTTTGAAGACTTAAGCATTTCTACTTCTGCCTGCAAAGAGTTGACCTTTGAAACTAGATCGCTAAAGGCTGATTCTAGGGTATTCTTGATTTCTTCAACTGAATTAACAGTTGTTTCATCTGATTTAGATACCTCTATTGTTTCTTCAACTACATCAACTGCAGGAGTCTCTTCAGACTTTGCAACTTCTTCTGTAGGTGTTTCAACAATGGCATCAACCTCTGGAGCGACCTCTGACTTTGTTACTTCTACTGCTGCTTCTGTTTCGATAACTTCTGCAACTGCTTCTGTGTTTTTTGTCATAGGTTTTTCCTCCTTGTTAATCTTAGAAGTATTAATGCCTTTAGCACTATCAACTAAGAATTTTATCATTGTTACTTTTTCGTTATCTGTTTTTTCAACGAAACCTATATTTGCCATTTGTTCACCAGTGGTTGGACTTACCTCTGATTCATTTTCTGAAACCATTACAATACCTGATTCCTTATCATAAAAAACATTTTCTAAAATTGTTTCATCACCTTTAATAATATTTACTCCATCAACCTTTTCAACAGATACAATGTTTGCAAACTGATTTGCTGGGGAATCTACAAGACTCAACTCAACTAAATCATATTGCTTAATAATTCTAATTTGTTTGTCTAACTTTTCATCATAACCATCGTCCCACTTATTCATTTTTCCACCAATAGAAAAACCAGCAAGGGTTCCATCTAGAACTTTTTCCCAAGTATCTTGGGCACCTTTTGAAACATAAGCAGATACAAATACTCCATTATAAAACTTCTTTGATTCTGGATCAAAATATTTTTCTGCTTTAAAGTTTACCATCTTGCCTACTGCTAATGGCTGATGCATTTCTCTAATGTTGCCACGAAATTTTGCAAACGCTTCCATTGATGCTTCTGCTGTTACAATGTCATCTTGCTTATCAACATTGTCTAAAGATGCAAATCCAGATACGATTCTACGCTCTTTGTCTACCTTACTAAAAGGCATTGACAAACGAAGATTGTCCCCATCTGAATTCCAATGGGCTTTGGATATATTAATCACCATTATATTATATACCCGTTTTTAGTAATATATTACAAATCGGACAATTCGACCATGTCGTCAAATTTTCTACCTTCGCCTTTTGGATTTCTTCCACTTACAGTGGCTACTCCATCGGATTGGTTATTAGTTCTTTCAGTATCTCGTGCTCTATTTGCATTATCATTTGCTGTATCTTGAGGCTTTGGATCAAAAGGCTCATTACCACCTTCTATCTGTGGCAGACCAAGAAGTTCTCTACCCTCATTGGGCATCATAACCTGTGTCTTTACAAGTCTTTCAATAATTTGTGACTGAGCAATTTCATCAGTAAGAGTTAACTCATTAAACTTAAATTCAAGAATATCTGTCTTTTCTTTTATGATCTTATTGATCATTTTTTCAAGATTTCTTTGTGCTGGTCTAGCAACTTGCTCTTTGAATGTACGATCTTGAGAAAGCGCAGCAGCGATTGCAGACGAATCAGATCCACCAATTTTAGAAAGTGGTACCTGGTGTGCAACAAGAATGTCGTCACGATTTTGTTTTCTATATTCTTTAAATGATGCCTCTTGCACACCATTTTCAACTGGATCCATTTTAAACTCTACCTTGTTAGTGTCAGAGTCTCCTGGCAATGGAATATAAAGAGTTCTGTGGTTTTGGCCTTTAAGTCCTGTCTGCAAAAATCTAAACATTTTGTCTTCTGCTTCTGCAGATAACTTGGCGCCCTTAAGAGTTACAACATATCTTGGTGTTGCTTTGTTTTGGAAATAATCAATATTATATTGTGATGCAAGTTGATCTCCATGCAATGACCCAATTGCAGACATTATGTCTGGCACTCCATAAAAAGTATTTAGTGGAGAGTATTCTTTAAAATGAATAATCTCATTTGGTCTTGGATCTGTTCCAAGTGGGTTTGAATTATTTGCTCCAAAATTACGAAAGTAAACAACTTTGTTTGCAATTACTTGAACAAAGCCATCACGAAGTCTGCGTACTCTCATAGTCGTTGATGGAATATGACCAACATAACCAATCTCTCCACGAGTAGTTCTTCCAATTTCAAGGTAACCATTTCCTGTTGATTGAAGGTCAGTAAAAACTTTTTCCATTGTTGTAGTAAAAGAATCTTCATCATTTAAAGATTCAAGCCAATCAGTTATTTCAATTTTTGCTCTTTCAATTCTTTTTCTTGCATTTTCAGAAGTCTTTGGTTCAGATGCTTCCAACTTAAGCATAGTTCTTTTTGAAATTTTAAACTCATAACCAAGACCAACAATGTTTTCAACCTTTGCATCAATTGCAGCATGGTTTGCAAACGAAGTATCATAAAAACTTGCAAGTTCATATAAATTCCATGGTGGAGTAATAACATCAAATAATCCATACGCATTTCTGTAAACAGTTCCTGAATTAATTTCTTTAGATCTTGCTCCGTTTATTCCAACGCTTTCTGCTCTTGAACTATTAAGATATGTTTGTGATGCTTCTGCTTTTACTAGTCTAGAAGTTCTTCTTTTAAAGTTATTGTCTAAACCCTGTAAATCTTTAACAATATCCCATGTTTGATTAAATGGATCTTGTTTTGTAAAAGTATCATCTTCTGGCAAAAGATTGTCAGTTTTTGCTCTTATAATAAAATCTTTGTCTTCACTCATTAGTCGTCATTTCCATATTTTGCAATAGTGTCTTTGGCTGCCTGAACTGCACCAAGATCATTCATTGAAGGAATTAATCCTTCTGATAGCCTTTGTTTTTGCTCAGAGTATTCTTCTTCTGAGATTCTCGTTAGTCCTGGAACAAATACGCAAGTTCCATCTCCTTCATCCCCGTAATATTTAGCAGCATCTTTAAGTTTAGATATCTGCATAATGTCACCCTTCATTGATTCAATGTTAAGAACAGAGCCATTACCATCTGTAAACCATTTTCCGTTAGCCTTTTTGTATACATAAAGACCCCACTCGTAATTTTTTTCAATAACTTTTACACGGGATTCTCCTACTTGCCCTTTCATTCGTGGCAATGCTTTACGCTTTTTCTTTGTATCTTGGTTATTCATGTCAACAAGTATACCATATTAGATGGCATTTTCGGTTGATGACTGCCAAGATATTTCTGTATCAAAAGAATATTGGTAATTATTTAACCTAAAAAGCCTTGTATCATCAATTATAAACTTGTTTGTTCCAGCGTAACTCTTATAAATATCTCCTGGATTTACTCCATAATAAGAGGTTGTTGATAAGATTAAAACCCCTTGCCAAATATATGCTGGATTCCAGTATTCCCAATCTAAGGTTAAAGGACCGTTAAATTTTATTTTAAACCATGGTCGCACTGTAATATTTTGGACTTCTTGCAGATTTGTTGACTTATAATGGGAAACTAGATTAACTAAGATTGGGCCAGTTATCTTAATTGATCCAACATAATTTGAAAAATCTAATAGGCTTGAAAACGAAATACCTAACATTCCCCATTCACGTACTGTAATATTTGGTTCTTTAA